TCTTAATTACTTTTGGCTTTTTCTTAGCCGAATTCTTTTTACTGGCCGATGCTTTAATAAAGCTGCGGGGTATTGAAGTAGACATCTAGTCACCTTGTCCCTGGCAGCAGTCGCCGTCGGCTACGCATTTACATTGGGCGCATTGATAATGCCCGTGTACAAAAATCTTGGGCCGGTCGCAGCCACACATGGGACATCGTTCTTTAGGGTCCCGGGGAGCGACTTCAGCATCATTCACCTCATACTCTTTCGTTTGGTCGGAGGCTTCTTATCTTTCTTCTTCTTACGGGCTGCAGCGGCTGCCGCCTTCCCTTTCTTGGTATAGGGATAATGAACTTTTCCGACCTGAGGCAATGGTATCTCCTCTTACTCTGTTAGGTGCTCGAGCCAGACCGGGGTTCCCTCCCCCATCCAGGCTCCCCCGATGTTGAAATCAAAATACTCTCTAGCCTCTTCATAACTCATACCATCTCTCGTTACAAGAATGTCGAGGACCTTTTCCACGTCGTAGACCAAAAGAGCGGGCTGGCCGCAGCGATGCCCGATGCCGATAACGGCAGCGTCCAGGCCGTCCGCCTTTAGGGCGGGGCTGTCCTCGAGCAGCTCCTCGACTTCGAGGGGGAGTTCGTTTGCTTCCTTACCCATAACAACCGAATACCGACCGTGATGATTGTCCTCCATCCTGGAGAGAACCCTCCACCCCTTTTTCTCGTGGACGGGAACCAGGGAATGCTGAACATAACGAACGTACATCTATCGGTCTCCTAATTTTGTAACGACGTCGCTGTTTGTCTCTATCCAAACATGGGCGCCGCAGCTCAAGGGCTTATTCGGACTGTAAACAATCTTCGATGGGCCGGTCAATTCGACCTCATGCGCATATTCATTAGACTTATAACTCTTCACCGTTAACGGCGGGTTGTTTTCATTAGTCTTACGGTTACGCCGGATAACATGCTGGTTAACGTGGATGCGTTTTTTCATCAGTGACCCAGCTTCGTATTAAGCTCGAGTGCCCGTTCGTAGGTCATGCAGCGCATTTCCCGCACCATTTTAAATGCTTTGCCGATGTGGTATTGAATAGCGTCGGCTATTTTGTCGTAATCACTACGGATCACGTTTTCACAAATTGTTTTGTCAGCATAAGACTGTGTGTACTGTATCCAGCCGAGCTCCGGTGTTCGCGTCGTCAAAACCAGGGCCGATAAGAAAAACAGCTTAACCATTCAAACGAATAGAATAAGAAATATTGTGAGTAACATAGGTTTAATCTCCTGTTCAGTTAACTAATTGTGCTCAAAAAACGGCAGACTTCCGGGGTCAAGCACTTTTTTAAAATAAATAAGCCCTTGAAAACCAACGACTAATTTTTCAAAACTGCCCGAAAAGCCCGGAAAACAGCCATTTTCCAAAACCCGATATGCTATAATAGGTTAACAAAAGCAAAAAGCCGCTCTTTTACATTGTGAATAATTTATAGACCCGCCCCGAAAATAACGGGCCGGTCCTCCGCAACCCTTTTTAAAAGGATCTTTTGTAATGGTTAAACTTACACCTAAAGAGAAAGCGGGCATCGAGTATCTAGGCCCAAACAAAAACGGCTACGATGAATACGTTGCCGATGCTGCTCCTGGTTACTCGTTCGATACCGAGTACGGCATTTCGGGTTTTGAGACTTATGAGACTAAAGAAATTCTCATCAATAACCTTAAAGGCTCGATTGTTTACCACGACAACGGCGACGTTAATAACAACAACGTCACCAATGTCCTCACCGGCGATAAGCACGTTATCGTTGGCCCGGGCTCGGGCATGATTATCCATAACAATTAAGAGCCAACTAGCCAGCCTTCACGGGCTGGCTTTTTTTTATCCTGCAGCTATATTGCGATCGCCGTACAACAGTACGGAAAGCTCCCGCCTCTCGGCATCCAGGCGGTTAGCCTTGTCGTTTTCGCCGCGCCGGTTAGCCTCGTAGATCTGTGCGGTCAATTCGGTGTGCCTTTTCTCGGCATCCTGTCCCGCTTCGGTGCCCTGGAGACCCATCTGCAGACCGCCTTCACTTATGCGTCGTCCGGCTTCTGCCGCCATCCGTGCGAAATAAGGGTTGGAACCGACCAGACTCCCGTCTTTCAGTTCCAGGTTAAGGAGATCTTCACCTCCGTACTGCTTAACGAAGTCCTGGGCGACATTCTTATTACCGTCGTAATCACTGCCCCATTCCCTACGCAGTTCAGCCTCGGCTGCTTCCGTATTAGACTTGTCGCTCTTAGCAATCGTTTCCTGCAAAGCGACTTCCTGCCCCCAGTACCAGTTCATCGCTGCCTCGACGGCAGCACCAGAGGCGCCGGCTTTGTGCATGGCCTCGGTAAAACCGTTGACACGCCCCTGAATCTCCTCCGAGTTATAAACCTCGTCGGGATAGTGTTCAGGCTTCGGTATGGTATACCCGGTGACCTCATCCGGAACGCCCATGGCCTTCCTGAATCTGGTCAGGTCTTCTTCAGAAGCATCTTCACCCGGCATCTTGACCCGGGACGAGAGTTCCGTGTTGGCTTCTCTCAGGGCCTTGGCCATGGCAGCCGGTGAGGTATAGCGGTCAGCGAGCTTGCGAGTTGCATCGTCGTCAATCGTCTCACGCCAACTTTGTTCTTCGGCCGTTGTGCTTTCTTCTACGGCTTCTACATCCGACTCTTCGACGATGTCTTCAGCCTGTTCTTCTGCGTTCATGTGGTCTCTCCTATATCAATGTCGGGTCACGGAGATCGGCATAGAGAGCTGCTTTCAGTTTGGCAGCAATCTCGCGCTTTCCGGCCCAACGTTGAAGTAATGCCGGATCTACCGGCGGTACCCGACCCATCGGGTCATCGGGATCATCGACCTCGTACTCTCCGCACCAAGTCAACAATAGGAACAGGACTTTTCTGCCCTGTTCGTTCTCGTCACCTAAAAAGAAATGACGAAAGAGTTTCGCGATATCGAGCCCGTCCATGTTCGCAACACCGGCGACATGCATCAGGGCTTTATTAAATTCTTCCAGATCCGGCTCGAGTTTCGGCTTGCGCTTTATCATGCAGGAACGGGTTCAGCCTCACCTTCCAGCACTGGGGCTGGAAGTTTACCAAGGGCGCCGGCGCCGCTCTCCATGACATCTATCATATTCTGTTGTTGTTGGGCCTGGGCGTTGGCTTCCTTGATTTCTTCTGTCGTCTTGTCGTCGTTCGTTAACTCGGGCGGGAAGTCATTTGCCTTGGCAATGAACTTTCCGATTTCATCAAAATTGTACCGATCCAGAATTCCCGGGTCTGTTTGTGACAGGAGTAGGACTTTTTCCAAACCCTGGAAGACGCTGGCTTCCTCTATTTGCCGTTTGGCTTTCTCTACCGGACTGGCAAACCTGAAGGTAACCGAGGTCCCCTGGATCTCTTCGGGGATCTCATGGGGTTCACCAAAGGCACCTTTCCGTAACATGATATTAAAGCCGCGTTCCACAATGGGTCCCGTGTAACTGCTCTCGAGAATCCCGAATATGGCGCCTATTTGACTTACGAAGGTTTCTCGCCTGGCGATGATTTCTGTGGCTGTCATTTGAGGACCGTCGATCGGCAGATCCAGGATATTCTTGTAGAACATTGCCATGACCTGTTCGCGTTCAGCGGACTGGGCATTGAGCCCCCATGGGATCTGCGCCCGGCTTTCCATCTGCCTGAACGGATCGGATATTCCTAAATTGCGTATGGCTTTGGCGTCGTAATATGAAACACCGCCCGGTCGCATCTGGGGTGCATTGACCATACCGTCAGCCGGCAACAGCCAGGGTGGATCCACGGCACGGTGTAAGCCGCGCAGCATGGTCTTGCCCATTTGTTGAAGGGTTAGAACACTTGGGAGAGCAAGAACTCCAACACCTCTTCCATATACTTCACCGGATCGGGTATCCCATCTGGGATGAAAGAACGGATACTCCGGGTAACCTTCTTCCAGAACTTCGTGTTCGCTTTCGACATCGATGACCAAAGACAAGATCGGCATGTTGAGGTTGTTATCTGATCTCGGATCATATTCGCTGCGTTCCTTGACGCACCATATGAACTCGAACTTCTGGTTCCTGTTACCATTGTAATTACTCCGCCCCATGTTCTCGAGGGCCTCCCGGGTCTTCTCACCCAGGTTGTCTTTACCCCATCGGTCGGCCGCCTGTTTGCAAGTCAAATACTCTGTAATGTAAACGCCGTTGACCTGGTTATCGGCATCGGTTTCCAGGAGAACGCTGGCCATATGGAATGACCTGAAGTTGAAACCGGACTGGTCAGCCCGTAAGCCTAAGTATCCCGTTCCGGTTCCGAAAGTCACCAAATCGTCGTCGACTTCTCCGGTCGCCTGAATAAATCTGGCTCTCGGGTTATATAGAGCTCTCCATAACTTTTCTTCGGCGTTCTCGACCCATTCTTTTACGGGACGGATATCCAGCAGCTCCTCATCTTGAGGAACGATATCGAACCACTTGCCGGGTGCTGACGACTTGGGGCGCATCATGGCGCCTAGGGAATTGACCAGGGACCTCTTCGCAATAATAGGAGTGTTATCAAAGATCTTCCCGGTACGACGTGTCGGCGTCGTTGCGGCGCCGGTAAAACCCTGCCGCTCTGGACTCAGAACGCTGGCAACCTCTTCCCAGAGCTGGTTGAGCTGCGACCGTTCGCTCTTCTTCTGGAGCTGCGCCTCAATAATAGATTGAGCTCGGTTCATCAGCTACCAAGCAGTGTCGATCGTTGAACGTTGGGGTCGCCCGTCACGCCGAGACCGGCAGTTGTAATCGTCTGGGGAAATCCTGTGCGTTTCTGAGCGGCTTGGCGGGCGCC